GGACATTTGTTCCAGCCCCAGATTTTAGATCAGAAGTTAAAGCTAAGAACCTATGCGAATGCAAGAGGTGTAATAGATGAATATCAGATATGCTTCTAACTACTGTAGAGTATGCTACGCAGTAGCAGGAACTTGCAGGTGTTTCCCCTGGTAACAGCTGACAATACACAAAAGTGCGAATCATGTCAAAGACTGATCGCATTATATGGAACAAATGAATTTGCAGTTCCATGGCGTTGTACTTGCAATGCTACTGGCAATCCTGATAACAAGGTGAGGATGGTTCAGTATCAACTAAGCCTAACTGGTGCAGGTGACTTTTGCCGCCTCGGATGCTGTGATTTTAGCGACAGGTTTGCTAAACACACATGCAAGAAGTAGGAAGTATCTTAGACTTTCACCTTCGGTGGAAGAGGCGTGAAGGTTGAAGAAGATATGTCCGGCATATGTTCGTCAAGGCGTTAGCCCCCACAGTCTTCACAGGGGTGGTGTGGACAAAGATTATACATTGTATAGTCCACCATCACCATCATGGCGAAGAGAAAATCTCATTCACGAAGCATGAAAATTCAACCAGCGATCACTACGATTGCGTTGAGAACTGATCCATCAACATCAGGTTCCTACCTGAACTACGTTGATACCGCCAAGCAATTGAGCAAGGTCAATCGTAGGCTGTATGAGCAAGGCCGTATGTACGGATATCAAGGATTGACATTTATTTGGAAAGCCTCTGGTTCTCTTGCTACTATCGAATGTTCGGTTAGAACAGCAGGTAACACTTGGGTCACACAAAACGCTTTTGTGAAAGGCAAAGCCTTGTGGAATCAGATGCAGGATCTTGTCCTCGAAGATAACCCAAGTATAGCAGGAAAGTGGCATGATTTCAAAATTGCCCTTGACGAACAATCAGTTTCCGCTAGGCAGCTCGAGGCTAGAGATGGCCAAGGAAATCTGTATTTAGATGGGGAATGGACTGTTTCCCAATATGTAATGCCTCAACATGACGTTGATCCTGTTTCAGGACAACCGTTACCAGCAGTAGATTACACTGCTGTCCTCATAGGTGGAGATTCGGGCTCGAAGCGATCACTTGTTAAGGCATATGAAGAAAGTCGTGCTACGGTCTCGGCTGATCAGCCCAATGTTCCTGCAGGGATGACCACAAGTTTCTTCAATCTTCTTACCGATTCTGGATCGCAAGAACCAGAACTAGCTACTGTAATTGAAGGGGAGAATGATAATGCTCCCTACAATCTGGATAACTATCCAGGAGGAGACGGGAATGCAGTTAATCCAGTAACCGTTGGTTACGCTGCGATTTCTGCACAAGAAGTAGATGGACAAATTGGTGGTTTCATAGCACCATGTGGCCTATTACAAATTGAAATTAAGGGCTATGATGCAAATGGTGCAGCCATTGCTGCTGTGAGTATGCCAGATATTGATATTTTACTTCACGTTGCACCTGGTACATATAAAGGTGTAGCCGCAGTACCAATGGGGCAATGAGTATGCAAGTCGAGACGGAATGCGTAAAAGATTTGACGACTGGAGCAAGACTGCTCCAAATGATTAAGGAAAATCGAGTCGAGGCGATGATCGTCACAATATTACTGTATTCAACTGGAATGTTTGACAAAGCTATCACATACGGAGCAGGAGTCTGCTAGGATGCAATGCCGTTTCGTTAAATCGAACGGTGATCGCTGTAATGCTCATGCTTTGAAGGGAAGATACAACTGTATGTTTCACAATAAGCCAGGAGTAAAGAGGAACAGAAACCGGAGGAAGAAACTATGAGTTTAGGTTTTAGTTACGATGTACATGAAGGTGTCATTATGGATGAACCTGATGGTCAAGATTTATGGCTTGAAAGGTACGGTTTCGTACCTGATCGTTTTGTCCCGATTCTTGGGCAATATCAAGCAATTAGAAATCCCAATTTAAGGGCAGTCGTAGGAACTACGGCGTGGGCCAATGCCGGCGTTGCCGGTTTGAACCGTATGGTAATGTGGGCAACCCTGGGTTCTCAACAGTATGTTACCAGGGGAGCACAAAAAATTATGATTGCCGGAGGCGCATTTCCTAAATCACCATTTGGTCGATTATTGAGAGGAGCATCGATGTTATCATTGGTAATTCTTGCCTATGATGAAGGCATCGGGACATGGCAATCTCTAATCAGAGATGCCGCCCTATCTCTCAACCCGCTGAACTACAACCCATTCATGAGTTGATTGGATGGGTAATATAGATCGTGAAATGCCTTGCCCCGAATGTGGCGAGGTTGCGATTCTTGATGGTGAAGCTCGTATTTGTTACGAATGCTGGAATAATCTTGTTATTGCTGAAGCAGAAGAAGAATGAAATTCTACGGAGGGGGGCCTCCTGACATTTCCCCCTCCCAAGATTTATGGGCTGTATGTATCAACGTTGATACATGTCCAGTAAATATGTCAAGATAAAGAGGGATGGAAAATGGACATTTGTTCCAGCCCCAGATTTTAGATCAGAAGTTAAAGCTAAGAACCTATGCGAATGCAAGAGGTGTAATAGATGAATATCAGATATGCTTCTAACTACTGTAGAGTATGCTACGCAGTAGCAGGAACTTGCAGGTG